GGTGCGCTGGTAGGATTCAAATCAGGTGATACATTAAGTGCTGCCACACAAGCCGCTGATGGGCTAGCTTCTGCTCAAGCACAATTGACACAAAGTTTATCTGGGGTTTCGGGAGTAAACACAGGAAATTTTGCTTCTGCATTGGCCGCTGGCGGAGTTGATTTAAGAACAGGGCGTATAGCATCAGTGGATGCTGCCTTTGCCAGCGGTGGTTTGTCTGCTGCTGGTGGAGCGTTAGGTACTTCAATAAACAGTGCAGCATTTGCTATTGGCAGCGCAGGTGGGGCACTGAATGGATCTTTGTCAGGCATATCGGCTGGTCTTTCAGGAGCTGTTGGTCCTGCGGTATCGTCGGTCAGTGGCGTACTAACTGGTGCTACTGGTCAAATTGGATCAGTGGCCACTCAAGCAATCAGTACAATCAACAAATCTATCACAAGCACAGCCGTGACATCACCTATTGATGTTGCAAATTTTGCCAAGCAAATTCCAGCTCTAGCTTCAATTGAAGGAATGAAACAACCAGAAGTTACTGCGGTGCTGGCTCAGGCCAAAAATCTTGTGGCACAAGGACCAGCAGTTCTAAGCGATACCAAAGGAGTTGGTGAGTTTGGACTCAATGTTAGTCAACTTGAAAAAGCTGGCGTACTCAAGCCAGGCATGGCTGCTCTAGCAGAAAAATTTGGCGCTAGCTTCAGTGCTGTGTTAAAAAGTCCAGCAGCATACACTGGTAAAGATGGAATTAAAGATGTTTCTAGTTTGTTGGCAAGTGTTCCCAAGCAAACAGAGATACAACAAACCCTGATGGCTCAAGGACTCAATGATCTCAAAGCAGTTGGGATTCCCATAGACAAATTGAGTGCTCAGGGTGTAGCCGGTGTGGCACTGAGTGCAGCCAAAAGTGTGCCCAACACAGAAAATTTATTAAAAAATTTACCAGTTCCGGCTGCTGTCAAAGCAGAGTTTGATACCGCAGTACGAGACGGAGCATTTGCAGTAAACTTGTCTCAGACCAAGGTTCCTGATGCATTCAAAGCAGTAGACACACCAATTCCAGCTGAGGATACTGTCAACCGAGCAACTGTCGACGCTGCAACCACGCGAGTGCTTGGCAATGACAAAATTCCTGAACCCAACTACGGACCCAGTACAAAAGACAGTTTAACCGATGATGCATTTACTGACAAGTATACTTTGCTATATGCTGATGTGCTTAACAACTTTGTCAACCCAACAGGTCGTATATTCCAGTCAGTGGAAAACAAAATATCAGCTTTGCAAAATCAGCAAACTATCACTTTGGCGCAATGGGAAGCAATCAACTCTGAATTTCAGGCAGCACGAGAAAAATACAACGCTCAAGCCCCTGACAAAATTGGAGAATTAAATTCCTTCGTTGAATCGGGTACAACTAGACAGCAACGTATTATCAATGACGAACGACTAAGTTTTTCATTAACTAAATTGCAAAATTTAATTCAGTATTTGCTTAAAACTACTGCCGAAATCAAAGAACAATTGCGTTTGCTACGTGGCAAGATCCAAGGGTAATAGTTACTGGTAAATATACACATGGCAATGCAAACATTTATCGGATTCAACACAATCAACCAGGTCAAGAAGTTTACTCTAACTGATTTTCCATTGATCAAACAAGACCTACTGAATGCATTTAACATACGCCAAGGAGAGTTGCCAGGTCGCCCAGACTACGGTACCATTCTATGGAACTTTTTGTTTGAAGCACAGATTGAAGAATTGCAAAATAACATTGTGAATGAAGTACAACGTGTGGCAGGTGGAGATCCCAGATTGTTTATCTCAGACATACAAGTATTTCCCCAAGACAACGGCATGCTGATACAACTTGAACTCACTGTCAATCCCACAACAGATGCTGAACGACTGAGCATATTTTTTGACATAACCTCTCGACGAGCCAGTTACATTTAACTATAACTACGCCGTTTTGTGTAGCCATAAATAAATCAAAGGTACACAAGGTTTCAAAGAATGGCAACAACCACACGACAAACAGCTATATTTGGTGTTGAGGACTGGAAACAGATCTATCAAACCTATCGAGAAGCTGACTTCCAAAGCTACGATTTTGAAACTCTACGCAAGAGTTTTGTTGACTATTTGCGACTGTATTACCCAGAAACATTCAATGACTACATTGAAAGTTCAGAATTTATTGCGCTCTTGGATGTTATTGCGTTCATGGGACAAGCACTGGCTTTTCGTACTGACCTTAACACTCGTGAAAATTATCTAGACACCGCAGAACGTCAAGACTCAGTTAATCGTCTTGCCGACTTGGTCAGCTACACTGCCAAACGCAACACTGCGTCAGAAGGCCTGCTCAAAGTGTTTTCAGTTGTGACCACAGAAAATGTTGTGGACTATAATGGTATCAATCTTTCCAATGTCACTGTGGACTGGTCTGACCCTACCAATCCTGACTGGCAAGAACAATTCACAGCAATTGTCAACGCCAGTCTAGTGGACACACAAAAAATTGGCCGTCCTGGCAATCGTCAGACACTGCTGGGTGTGCGGACTGATGAATATGCTATTAATCTAGTGCCTGGCTTTTTGCCAGTGATTCCGTATGCATCCACAGTGGACGGCATAAACATGCCGTTTGAAGCAGTGACTTCGACATCAGTTGGTGAAGATTATCTGTATGAACCAAGCCCAACTCCCAATCAACCTTTCAATGTGTTGTTCCGCAACGATCAACTGGGATTCAGTTCAAACAACACAGGATATTTTTTCTTGTTCAAACAAGGCGTGCTGCAAAATCAAGATTTCAACTTGGCCGAACGCATTGCAAACCGTACCGTAAACATCAACATTGAAGGTATCAACAATCAAGACCGTTGGTTGTTTCAGTTGGACGATGTTGGCACAATCAGCCGCGAATGGCAGTATGTGGAAAACGTTTATTCTGCTGGCGCAGAACAACTGGGCACAACACTGCGTCCAATCTACAGTGTGACCAGCCGTGTCAACGATCAAATTACCATGGTGTTTGGTGATGGTGTGTTCAGTGAAATTCCAGTAGGCACCTTCCGTGCTTATGTGCGAGCCAGCAATGGTTTGCAATACATTATTAATCCTGAAGAGATGCAAGCAGTTACCTTGCCAATCAGCTACATCAGTCGTTCAGGCAATCTTGAAACCATCACATTCACCTGCGGCATTACACAGCCAGTCAGCAACAGTCAGTCTCGTGAGCCCATAGCCGAAATCAAGCAAAGAGCTCCTGCTCGCTACTACACACAGAATCGCATGGTCAACGGAGAAGATTATAACTTGTTTCCGTACACACAGTACAACAGTATTCTCAAATCCAAAGCAGTAAATCGTGCCAGCATTGGCACCAGCCGATACCTGGACCTAGTGGACAACACTGGCAAATACAGTTCAACCAATACTTTTGGCAGCGACGGCGGCATTTGGGAACAACTGATACTGCCAACAATTAATTTTACCTGGGACACACGCAACGAAATTGCTGATGTAATTACCAATCAAGTGCAGCCGCAGATAGGTGAATCAACCATGCGTCAGTTCTACTACGCCAACTTTCCTCGTCAGAGTGTGAACACTGGTTCAACACTGGGCAGCACCTGGCAGCAGAGTACAACACTGGCCAACGAGACCACTGGCTATTTTAAAAATGCCGCAGGAACACCTATTCCTGTTGGAATATCAGCTGGCACACTGAATCCGTTCTATTACGCCATTGTGGGCAGCTTGATCAAGTTTGTTCCTCCTGCTGGATACTATTTTGATCGCAACAATAGATTGGTGCAAGGTAGTCCTACCCGTGCTGATGAAAGATTAGAAATATGGGCAAGTCCCATGGATGTGATTGCTGACGGCATGAACAATGGTATTGGCAATTTGTCGTCCGGCGCTGGCCCAATTACTATCAATAATTTTGTGCCAACAGGCGCAGTAGTGGACACAATCATTCCATTGTTTGTGACTGACTTGCCATTGGATCTTGAAACCACAATAAGTGAACAAATTGTTTTGTATCGCAACTTTGGTCTTGGCTACGACAATGACGGCAGCGTTACAGGAACTGCATATTCCTGGTATCTAATTACCAGCACAAACCTGGATCAAGATGCCACCTGGAGCCAGGTCAATGCTGGCAGTCAAACTGGCCAAGGGCTTGATGCATCATGGTTGATACAGTTTGTGACAGCAAACAACAACTACACCATCACGTTCCGTGGTCTAGCTTACAGCTTTGGAAGTGTACTGCAAACACGATTCTTCTTTTATGACGGACAACAAGTTTACGACAGTCGCACAGGAACTGTGATCAAAGATTACATCAATTGTTTAGCAGTGAACACTCAGCCTGATTCAACTGAAAGTCTGCCTGGCGACATCATAATGACCATTATTGGTCAGCCGGTTGAAAGCGACGGATACGTTGATGACTTCCAGGTCTTGGTTAGCTATCGTGACAGTGACAATGACGGAGTTCCTGACAATCCTGATTTTTTTGATGAAATTGTTGCACCTGGTGTAAACTCCACTCAAAAATATGTGTTCTTGCAACAAACTGTGGACTTTGATAACTTGCAACGATACTTGCTAGTAGAACCTGAACGAGTCACCAGCAACTACGCCACTCTAGATGACATTGAATTGGTCAAGAGTGAGTGGAGTCCTGGACAAGTGTTCTATGCTTACAATCAAGTCAACAACGATGGCACCACGGGTGCATTTTATGAACTCAGTATTGGAGCCACGGGTGTTAGAACAATTGTGGCAGTGTCTGGTTGGATTGCCAGAACTGGACGACAAAGTTTGTACTATCAGTACCGCCACAAC